CTCATTGCCGCAGATTAACAGGTTTCTGGTCCGGTGGTTAACAAATAATCGATTCCCGAGAGTAGGTAGTGGAAGCAGCAGTAACCAATTGCTGCAACAATATAAACAAAAACTAAATAACTAAAAAACATATGAATAACAATAACAACACCACCGAAACCGCCCAGTTCAACTTCGATCTGTCCGAGACTGGCAACCAGTTGATGGAGTCGCACGATATGTCCGTCTCGACTGGTCAAATGACCGCCAATCAATCGGCCCTTAACGCAATAACCGATGCCTTCTCTTTGCAATACGAATTGCTGCAGCAATACAGCACCGAGAAGGAATCGCTTGCCGCCGTCATCGAGCGCGTAATTGATGACATTAAGGGCGCAGATCTCGAGGCGAAGCGTGCAGTGGTTCGCGACCACCTGCTTTCCCTCGATAAGTGGGACAAAAAGTATATCAGCGAGACACTCTGCCGAGTCTTTCGCGGATTAGGCCTCGAGCCTAAGAAGAAAGCAGGTCGCAAAGCCGAAGCCGATGTAGTCGCGATGGTTGAGAAGTTCCTCGAGGAGAACCCCGAGATCAGCATCAGCGATGTGGTTAAGAAGTTCCGAGCCGCATCAACCTACGCCTCCAAGCTTGCTAAGGAAGAAGCCTGATTCACCTGCCACATAGAAACCCAGAAACGCCCTGCCAGCTTAACCGCTGGTAGGGCTTCTTTGCGTTATGAAACAGATCATTCTAGATACCATTGGAATCATTCTCGTCGCAGCTGCAATGGCTGCATTCGGAATCCTCGCAATGCTCACCCTCTAATTGTTGCAACAATATGGAAATGCCTAACGAAGAACTAATCTACGAGATCGCCTACAGAGCGATGCTGGCGTCACCCGAAACAGTGCTCGAGTGGCTGGATGGATGTGCCGATAAGGACAGTTTGATCGAACTGTTTAAGCACATACACGACAGAGTAAATGGAGAGCATATGGACGAGTGGGCCTTCGCTATGGAAGTCAAACAGTTCTGCTCAATTGTTGCAACAATATGAACGAGTTCATCATCACCATTACCGATCCAGCATCCGAGTATGCTGGTCAAACCGTAACCGCCGCATACCTGGGACCACTCCCGCCTAGGTTCGGAGGTGGTTCGTTTCCGTATCAAACCGATGCCTTCCAGATCCTCGATAGTGGCGATCTGATCTACCTGTTGGGGTTAGGTGGCCCGACGTATGACGGCGCAGTGGTTCGCCCGACGTCAGGGGTTAACAAATCCGCAGATGCCGAGAGTAGTAAGTAGAAGCATCCGATCAGCTGCTGGACCTTCGGGTTCGGCAGCTGCACGGGCGATTCTGCCCATCTAACTAATAAAACATATGAATAACATCACCAAAGCCCAGTGGACCGTAATGCCACAGGCAGAAACACGCACTCGCATTCGCGAGATGCTGAACAACGGGTTAATCAAACTCGTGAACATCACCGAGTCAGACTTCCGAGAGTTAGTCAACGGCTCGACTTTACCCGATGGCATTAGCCTAGGGACGTTTAAACTCCGCGAGGTAGGTATGACTTGCGAGTATGTGCACCCGACTCCCGAGCCAATTGCTGCAACAATTGCCGAGCCAGTCGCGAGTGATTCCGATGATGCTCTCAATGCAGCACTGGAATCCTTACAGGCTGCAGTCGCAGCACGCAGCCGTCCCGCTATCGATCCGCAGCAGGTCCAGCGCATTGCCTACGATACGATGGAGACTCACTTCGACGGTATGTTTGCGGATCGAGTGCAGTCCAGCACTGGCGCACTGGATCAGGTTATCAGCGGCGCTGTGACCAAGTTCGCGACCGATGAGATCGCGTCCACCGTTTCGGTATTAGTGCAGGGCGAGTTTGGCCAGTCTATCCGCACGGGTTTGGCCGATGGCAGCGCAACGATGCTGCCACCTATCAGGCCAGTGTCTCCAGCATTCTGCGAAAACTCGTTCACCAAGCGGCTAGCTATCCTTATTGCACTCCGAGCTCACATCATCAGCAGCGGTCCATCAGGCGCAGGTAAGACCTTCCCGATTGAGAACGTGCTTAATCGGTTAGGCAAACGCTGGATTAAGATTGGCTGCGCCGATGGCATCAGCATGTCCGAGCTACTGGCCGAGAAAGTCATCGAGGTAGAGAACGGCGTGCCTACGATGAAGGTCATCCTCAAAGCATTGCCCATCTGTATGCGCGAAGGTCTGATTCTTATTATGGATGAGATCGATAAGCTACCCGATGAGATCCTGTCTGTGCTGTATGCAGCTACGGACAAATACCCCGGTGAGATCTACATCCCACAGTCAGGCGAGCGTATTACTGCTCACCCAGACTTCCAGATCATCGCGACCTGTAACGGTCTTACCGATGAGTCGGGCCTTTACTCAGGCCATCAGATCAGCGGCGCTCTGAAGACTAGGTTTGTCTCCTGCCCTGCTGAGTATCTCACCAAGTCCGAGGAGGTAGAGATCCTCGAGCGTGACGGTCTCAGCAGGTCTGCAGCGAGTGATCTAGTTGATGTGTTCACTAAGCTTCGGACAGCTCACGACTCAGGCGTGCTTACTATGCCGCCTTCCACCCGAACGATGCTGCTTATGTCCAAGCTTATGCAGGGCAAAGACACCTACGGCAACGTAGTGCCTGGGCAAAACCTCGTCACCCAATCCGAAGCACTCGATGTGGCCGTGATGGGTATGCTCTGCAAATCAGAGCGCGATTCGGTCACCGCAATCCTCAACGCTTAATTGCTGCAACAATATATGACTACAACTACACAGCCACGCTACGCACTGACTCAAAAAGCGAAGTGCATTATTGCCCATAACCTACGCAGACGGATCGAGCTGAGGGGAAAACTTCCGTCCGAGGCTCTGCAGTTTTTCTCGCACCGAGCCAGATACAAAGCACTGATCGAACGGTGGGCCAAGCGTAGAGGTTACAACGTCTGCCCGTGGTATGCGGCTCAGCTGAAGGAAGAAGACGCGCTGCAGAACCTGTTCCGCCAGTTCTATGCCGAGGCATACGGTGGTTTGCCTACCGAATGTATGGACCCGAACAACGTCCCTCAGTATCCAATCGCTGTTGTGGATGACGGCGCATACACAACTGTGCAGAACAGCGGCAAAAGTGCCGATAATACCGACAGCGGTGATGCCGACAGCGGCGACAACGGCGAGATCGGCAACGGCCAGACCGAACGGAAGGAGCGCGTCCAAACCAGCTGGGGCGATAGGGCGAATGATGTAATGCAGCGCATCAACAACAGAGGTAATCAGCGACCTCAATGCGTAAGCTATAACAGCAACACCAAAGAAATTAATCGACTGCTCCCGTTATCCAATCAGCTATTAGCTAAGGTCAGGCGTGCGCTACTGGCAGACACCCGCTCAGTGGTTAAACGCTACCGAGACAGCGGTAACCTAGACATGCGCCGCCTTACCGACATTGTAGGTATGACCGATGTCTCTACCGTATACCAGCAGCGCAGTCGAGGCAGAGCGTTGGATGTGTGCGTTCAGCTATACGTTGATTGCTCTGGGTCAATGAACTCTAAGACTGATCACCGCGCTACGCTAATGCAGCGTGCCTCAGCAGTTGCCGCCTGTATGGCGAAGGTGTTGGAGCAGCTTCGAGTTCCGATGCAGATCATCACCTATGATGACGTAGTTCGCATCATCAAAACGTGGAGTTCTCGCTGGGGAAAATCGCAGCTATCAGATGTAGATTTTGCTGGCGGCACTGATGCTCCCACGGCGTTAGGCACAGCTGTTCCAGAAATGCTGCGTCGCCGCGAGCAACGTAAGATTGCCTTCATCATTACCGACGGCGACCTGTCTGCTGCCGATACGATGTATCGTGTTGGCGAGGATCTGGAAGGCTGGAAAAAGCGCGGCGTTGAGGTGTATGCAATCGGCCTAGACATCAACTGCCTGATATGCCCCAACACTCGCCGCCCTAATCACGATTACTGGGGTGTTGTCGGTATTGGTGATCGGGTCTTTCATTGGGTAGACCGAGAGGCTTACGAGATGAATCAACCGCACGCCTACGAAACTGTCGGCTTCAATGGCGGCATTGATGAGGTATCAGGCTCCAACCTTCTCCCCAAACTGTCCTCCCTGATGGTATCGGTTCTTACTCAGGGTAGGCAGTCCATCTAATAAACACTTTCAGCAGCGGGTAGGACAACGGTTGTCCGTCCCGTGCTGTTACTACAGACACAGTCACATAACACAGTAATAACAATAATACTATGAACAAAAAAATCGAAACAGCGGTCGCTCGTTCCATCATCGAGGATCGAGACGAGATCATCGACAACTCAACCTCAGCTGAACTGCTAATGCACTGCGCGTTAGTATCCACTCAGGCTGAGCAATTCTTCAACGAACTGATCACTGATGTGGTCAACCTAACACTCGAGAAGTCGCGTCAGCACGACGATGAAGACGAGTTTAAGGAGGCTTTACTCAAAGCCATCAACGCATCCGACAACACCCAAACAGTTGGGGGGATGATGGAGTTGCTGCGCGATTCGCTAGTGCAGGTTTGCGACTCGATCATCGAAGCGCACAAAGCAGGAAAGCTAAACATCACATCCGAAAACAAAACCGTAATCAGAACTAACTAATATGAAACACAAATACGTTGGAGTCACGATTGACTCAAATGAGGTCAGCACGCTGCTCGCAGCTGTAGCTGGCATACCGACAGCTGAGGTTGTCCACATCGTAAACGCACGCCCCCCAGTTGCCCCTGGGGAACGTGCTGGCCGCGCATCCGAGGACACTCATCCGCACAGCTGCAGTGCACCCTACAACAGGGGAGGTAAGCGATGAAAGCTCTGCTTATTGATCCGAAGGAACGCACGATCACTGAGGTTGATGTGCCGAGAGGTAGACAGGCAGCTATGGAAATCCCGAAGCTGATTGACTGCGACTGGTTTTGCGTGGGTGCTTACCTACCCGAAGGCGACACCGTTTACGTGGATGACGAGGGGCTGCTGTATGATCAGAAGGCAGTCCACCTGTTCCAGCTAGACCCTCGCGTCATTAAAACCTCCAGCTCCCAGCCCCTAGCAGGTAAGGGGCTGGTGATGGGAGCTGACGATAGCACGGGGAAGAACCGTAAGGTTCGGATTGACGTTGAGTCACTGACTCAGGCCGTGCGTTGGCTGGGCAAATGCCAAGTCATTATGCACGAAACTCATATCGAGGTTGTCAAACTGGATGACGAGGAGGTGGACGTATGAGACCTATCATCAGCACCACCGCAGTGATCCACGGTCGAGGTAAGAATCGATTCAAATGGGTAAGTCACCTGACTAAACAGGAGCGTGAAGCGGTTCATCGTGGGGAACTCGTCCTGATCCGAGATCGCAACGCTCACCACGCAACAACCGAATACAAACAGGTGTCGTATAGCTACGGTAAATACACACACCGCAACTACTACGGGGAGGTGGAAGTATGAATGAGGTGCTCAACAAACACGCCAGCAAGTTTCGTAAGAAGGGTCTACGCACGCAGCTCAACCTGCGTGTCACAGAGGAGATGCTGGATCAGATGGCAGAGCTGCAGCGGCTACTGAATTTAAGCACTCGCACTGATGCTGTGCGATGCGCTGTGCTGACAGCACTGGACATAGCTAGGAAGGAGGCTGAGGTATGAGCCGTCTTACCATCCTGTCAGTAGCGTATTGCGCTCTGCTAACAGCATACCTAGCTTGGCCCAAGCAGCAGCGCGAAGTTCATACCGGTGTAGCTAGCTGGTATGGCGAGACATATCGAGGAAGGACCACTGCTTCTGGCAGCGTGTTCAATCCTGATGAACTAACAGCAGCGCATCGCAGCCTCCCGTTTGGGACTGTGGTGCGCTGCACCCTCGGCTCTCGTTCCGTTGACGTAGTGATCACTGATCGTGGTCCGTTTGTTGACGGGCGTGAGCTGGATCTAAGCAGGGCAGCGTTTGCTAAGCTAGCGCATACGGATGCTGGACTGATCAACGTGAAGTGGGAGGTGGTGAAATGAGCTGCTACGAAGATGAAGGAGACGAGATAGATGTCGAGGACTGTGAATACAGTGAAGACCTCTACAAAAAACTAAATCACTATCAGAAGATAGCTATGCTAGACCTGCTGCTAACGCGGGATGCGAATGTCGAAATCATTGATAACGAGACCGGCATTAGCTACCTGATGGACAGAGCGTTCGCTGAGGATATACAGCGCTACGAAAAACCGATCACCGTGATAGTGCGAGTGCGTGATGTGGCGTTCACCACGTATAGAAACGACGACAGGCATAATTGGGAGGAGAGACCACAGCTAGGAACCATCGGGAAGAGGAAGGAGGCAGCAAAATGAGCGACAAACTGAAATACTACATAGTAACAATCACTCAGCAACGTGAAGGAGAGATAGTAGTTCAAGCTAAGTCTCAGGAGGAGGCTTTTGACATAGCTGAAAAATACACCCCCGGAAACGAAGTTGAGTGGCACTACACGCCGGGTTCGCACGGGGTTGACCGTGAGGGCTGGGACGATGAGCAGCTGGAAGCTAAGAAAGTGACCGCATACAAGTTAGTCAAAGGCGATGCTATGATGGCTTGCCCAGACCGCTCAGTGGTCAGTGCTGAAAGCGAGAAGAAGAAGTGGGATGTGATCAAATCCTGCCCCCATCAGTTCCCACCGCCAGTGGCGCTCGAGTTGCTCACCGAAGCGATAGAGAAAGAGAAGCCCAAAGAATGATCAATCACCCCCCTGCCAGCGATTGCTGGTGGGGGTTTTTTGTTTCCAGCAGATGCCACGCATCACGATACTGTGCGTATCGATGGTCGCCTGAGAAGTTTACCGGAAACCTAAGCGAGATTGCTTTGATGTGTTCGATAGGAATAATGAAGAACCACTCCACTGGTATGATCAGAACTGCTATGAAATCGCAGTGCTGTTTTGAGTATCGGGTTTTGCTTTGTGACCCCATTGCAGCGGTCACGCTGTAGCGAGACGTGCCAGTCTCCACTTTGCTGGTGCTTTTAACCTGGATGCGATGAATGTAGTTACGTTTGCACGCGATCAGATCGAAATGCTGCAGCACGTCAGCTGCAGTAGGAGTGTAAACGCTCCATCCCCGCTTAGCTAACTGGTAAGCTACGCCCAGCTCCCCTATTGGTCCAATGCTCGCGTTGTATGCTGGACTGCCCATTGCCCGTAAAAACAAACGGGGACGCACACTCGTGCGCCCCCTCACGCATCAGTATTAAGCCTAAATTGTTACCGTTGTAACTCTGATGCGGTCCGCTTGCTTGCGAAAGTCCCTCGCCTATTCCATCTGTGACGGTCAGCTGGGTCGCCGCCTCTGGTAGACCAGAAATAGTCACAGCCCCTCTGAATATCCCTAGCTAGATTGTAGTGGAAAGTTGCGTCGAATGATTCTACGTCTGACTCTCCTGATGCGATTGATTCTGATTCCATAGCTTGCTTACCTCCCGAAGCTGTTGTGATTGCGACTCCTGCCTGCCCTTAATCTGCGCGATCTCCCTCATTAGAGCTGCCACCAACGCCTCCATACCGTTCACGGTTTTCTGAAGGATCAGTAGCTGCTCGTCTCGGTTCATATTGTCCCCACCTGTTTATGCGTGCCTAGCACCGTGCCTCCATCCAGTTTAATCTGAGACATCTCCTTCGGACCTGCGTCCCCACCAAGCAGCAACGGCGCAGTCGTAACTTGTTCGCGCTTGAGGCACACCCAGTCTCCACATTCATCCGTGATTGGCGAACGATAGATAACGCCGTCTCCCATCAGGTAGGTAAACAGATAGCTGGGACATCGCAGCACGCTGGACGCAGCTTTGAGCGACTCCAGTTTGTGTTTATCGATGATCAGCTCGCAGTCAAACTTCCTGACTACATCCGCAAACGAAATGTTGCGGCACTTAATCTCATAGACCCCGACCACTTTGTTGGTTCTCCGTTCCATCAACAGACCGTCAATGCGCGAATACATATTACCAATAGATAGCGTGTTGGTATCACGGCACAGCGCGTTGATTGCCTCTACGACGTAGGCTTCAGCTGCGTCAGCTGCTTCTCGGCGCTTCTTCTGTTCTTCTGTTAGCATTAGATTCCGTAGGTTTCCTTCAAAGTCTGCAGCGTTCCCATTTCGTCTTTGTGCTTATCGATGCCCTGAGTGACAAAGCGGTTATCCTCGAGCCAGCACTCGGTTGAATACCTGTAGGTGTTCAGCTTCTCTGGGCAGTTGCGAATGTCGGTAGCATCAGCATCAGGCAGACCGTTAACTGCGATCACTCCGCATTGCTCGGCGTATTCACTGAAGACGTGCACTGAAGCTGTGTCGAATACGTATCCGCGATGTCCGTAATCAGCCCACTTCTTCACGTAAAACGGATTGGCAGTGCGTCGAAATATTTCCTCGACCAACCCGCGAATGAACGAGTTCCCCGCTTCAGCTGCGAAGATGCAGTCCGTTACTAGCTGCCCAGTTCCAGGTCGATCTTTCAGCTTGAACATCGCTAGCTCGCGATCCCAGATGTCAGCTGGCTGAAACTGGTTGATGGGCCGGATCGGGTAGGTTCCGCAATCAGCGTATAAACCACCCCATCTCAGGACTGCAGACAGTCTCTGAACTCCTGCTCGGCATATGGGATACATACCGCGATACATCTCCGCGTAGTCAGGCCAGCTGGACTCAATCCACGGGTCGATGTCAGCGTCCGTAATGAACTGATACTCTATCTCAGGATTAAGAGCCCTCCATCGCTCGATGCTCACGCGCTCGAACGTGCCAAGCCGGTGGTAGCTGCCGTGAATCTGGGTAACTCGGCGCACGATCATATTCCGAACACCTCCTTCGCTGCGTCCAGCATGTAGAACTCACGTAAGGTCTGTTGCTCAAGCGTTGGTTGCTCAGCTCTGGGTATCCAGCATCCCGTGCCTAGATGCAGACATTTAATCTGGTCAACTGGTATCTCGTTATGTACTGGATGCGAGTCGCCGCCTATCACAGCATCCTCAATCTTCTCGTAGATCTGATACACCTCGTTGAAGCAGTGAACTCCGCACATATCAAAGTGCCATCTCATCCAGTCATCTGTGTTTGACTGAGGAGGCGCAGCTGGACCGTTAATGAGGCGATGTGTGGCCTCCTTAATAATCCCCAGAGTCATCGGATCACCCTCGGATGAAGCGAAGATACCGTTGAGCCACATATCCCTATGGTCATACTTAAACAGCACCCGTTGCCTGTCTGTCGGTAGGTAACCCCTAAGCGGATGCACTGGATACAGATCGAGATCCGCGTAAAGTCCGCCGTGTTTATGGAGCATAGCGCATCTGCGGATGTTGTTCTTAGCCCCAAAGTGGAACTGCTCATACCTACTGTAGTCGTCTGGAATCAGTTCCTTAACCACAGCATCAGCCTCATCATTGGTGGTAAACCTGTAGGTCCACTCAGGATTCATCAGCTTCCACCGCTCTAGGCAAACACGTTCATACGCGCCTAGCTTTCGGTAACTCTCGTGTATCTGGAATATGTTCTTAGTAAGCATAGCTGAAATAGCTGGAGATTCGCCTGCCGTTACGAGCTGAAGTAATCACGGCTGCACGGATTGCATCAGCATCGACGTGCCATCTGGCAGGAATCATCTGGTCGAGGTAGTCCCCATCAAACAGAAAGATCACAGCGGACTGGACATCAGTGGCATCCATCCACTTCGGGAACCGGCAACGTCTGGCTCTGTTGGCGTTAATCATTTCCCTCATTGCATCCACACTGACGGTCATGTCGCGGCCAATTAGCCCAGCTTGGTAGGCGTCAACGAAGTCGCCAGCGGCCTGTATGATTACCGCAGCTAACAGATTTTCGTGGGGAGACAGATCGTCTAGCACAGTATGTAACCAGCGATGGTGATCACTATCGGGAAACCAAGTCGCGCCTGTATCCAACAGCCACATTTACCCTGTCCAGAGACATCCTCTGGCTCTACGCCCATCGCTGTAAATTATTTCGCTCTCTTCAAATGCTCCTTCAGCAGAGCCGTCAGTTCCGCGTTAAGGGTTACTCCGGCCATTGCCGTGAGCACTTCGCTCTTTGTAATATTAGGAGTTGCAGCCAGTTCTCTGGCACGGTTTTCCCAGTATAATTGCTTCTTCCTATCGGCCTGTTGCTCAGCCATATCCCCAGATGCTTCGGCCCCAACATTCGCAAAACCTGCTTTAAACTCATCATAGTTAGGTGGATGTTTCAGCTTCCAGTAAGGCACGGCCTTTGCCTCGAAGACCTTCGTTAGATAGGAAATGATCTCGTCATCAGTCATACTGTCCGTTTTTGGTTGCGAAAAATGGACGGCAGTAAAATCTGCAACCAGTTTTCCCACTTGACACGGCTTTGCATTTTTACAGCCACTTTTCAAAGCGGGGTTAGCACGCAACCTGCTGCTTACGTTTCTCGTTTAGCCACGCCTCGTGCTGGCTATCCTCTGCGTCCTCAAATCTGAGCTTGTTTCTGGTGAACACCAGATTGACTGAGCCCTGACGGCCCTTCCTGTTTTTCCCTACGTCTAGCTGCAGCAGCTGCTTAGGCCCGTCAAACATTGACGGCTCCGCGCACCACAACAGCCAGCACACATCAGCATCCTGCTCGATAGACCCAGACTCTCGTATCTGTGATATGGATGGTGCTCGGTCATCGTTGGCAGCACCGCGATTAAACTGAGCCAGCGCTAGCACAGGAACCTGCAGCTCCATCGCCAGTGACTTCAGCCCATCTGAGATCTTCCCAACCTGCACATGCCGATCCATACGCTGATCCTCTCGGTTGGTCCTCACCAGCTGGAGGTAGTCCACCACAATCAGCTTGATGTCGTGATCACGCTTCAGCTTCCGCGCCTTACTGGCGATCTGACTGGTGGTGTATTTCTCGTTGATGATGATCATCGGATCTTTGCGGAAGGAGGCGAAGTGAGGCGCTGTCATTTGCATCAGCTGTAACCGCTGAGACTCATCTGATCTGCGGTTAATGATCTCCTGCCTCAGATCGATGTCGCACCGCTGGGTCACAACGCGCATAGCCAGTTCGCCAGCCGTCATTTCGTAACTAAAGAAAGCGACCGCATTACCACGGCTGGCGTGGTAGTCGGCTATGGACAGAGCTAGCGCAGTCTTACCCGTAGCTGGACGGCCAGCTAAGACGACCAGCTCTCCAGGGAACATCCCGCCAAGCAGTCGATCCATACAGGCCAAGCCCGTGGAGACACCGACATCCTCTCCCTTATGGGCGCGAGTCAGCATGTCCATAGCGTAGTCCACGCCCTCTGCTCGGCGGTCTCGGCCTGTCGTAATAGACCCAGCACTGAGCGCCATAATCTGAGCCTCGGCATTGGCGATAATCTCCTCGAGGTTATCACCGTCGTTGATGTCCTCGGATAACTGCAGCCCGACGTTTAGGATGGCCCGTGCTTTGCGCTTCTCGTCGCACTTACTGAACCAGTGCTCCCAGCTGCTAGCCGCAGGACAGTGATCCATACAGTCGTTAAACAGCAGTAAACCTAGATGCTGAGTGGTTTTGAATCGGTGAAGCGCGGTCTCCTCATTGATTGACTCACCAGCATTGGACATTTTGCCCAGCTCCAGCCACGCCTGACGTAACTTTAGGTCGTTGAAGTAACTTTCATCGCAGCCAGCTGCGAGGATGTCATCGTATCGGCCCTGTAACGCTGCCCCTACCAGCGACAGTTCAGCAACACGATCATTCGGAATGGTTTTCATAGATAGAAGGATGACAATCAGAGCGATCATCAGTAGGGCTGCATCCGCGCCTGTTCCGGTGTTAGAACGGACAGTCTACGGGTCGCAGCTGTGTTTGTTTTCGGTTTCTTCCCAGCCCATCCCCTAAACCACTTACGCCAGTTCTGGATGGGTTCCCCTCGACCAGTCTTCCAGCCATCAGCAGATGATGTCGCAAAGAACTCATCTGCCAGATCAACACGGTCGATACTCATTGCGTATTCCCGAACCTCCTCCTGAGTCGGAGGCTCTACTTCTAGCACTGAAACCTGCATAGGAATCGAAGGCAGATTCAGCCCATCTGGGAGAGGTGTTTCTCTATTATTACTACTACTACTGCTACGTGTGCACGCTGGTGCACACTGTGAGAACACTGGTGCACACTGTGTGCACACCAGTTCACACTTTGATTTGGCCTCAGAGAGACTTTTGTGGACCAATCGACGGCTAATCCCGAGCTGCTTTGCTAGCTCAGTTTTGCTCATCATCGGGTTGGTGAGGAACACGCCGATTACCAGCTTTTGGCTCAGCGTGAGATCACTGCTCATCACATCGTCTGGGATCTCAATGATCACGCTGACCTCCTCTCAACCAGATCCGAACGGCGAACGACCGTGAGAAAATCCTCGCCGCTGAGTGTAGCCAGATCGACGGTCCCGTTTGAGTGCAGCAGGACTGGACGGCGACCGCTGCTGTGGTATTGCGCCATCGCATAACCACCCCACACATTGACCCTCTTTTTCCCCTGCATTTGCCAGTGCAGTTGCTCCTCCTCCAGTATATCCGAGCGGCTAAGGATGTATCGGAAGTCGGCCTCGCCCAGTGAGCAGAGCCAGCCAAACTGGTTTTTGGTGTGGGCAACCACCGCAAACCGGTCATGACTGTCTCTGCTGGCCTGGGCGTATGCGGACCACAGGTTGAGCCTCTCGACGTTTTTGACCTCAAAGTGGATGGACGGCAGCTCCGAGCAAACAACGTCCGCAGACGAGCCATCAGGCGCTCGACCGCTGAACTGTGCTGCCCTATACGTGGTGTTGGGGTCGAATCCCATTTCACGCAGGATGTTTCGCCACTGAAGCTCACCGCGTTTCCCCTTATTCCTGCTGGTTTTCCCCATTAGCTGCCGCCTTCTCTAATGCGTTCTCAGCTGGATTAAACGAGTTGGTTATCTGCCAGATCTGGTTGGCCGCTTGGAATACTTTCCACGCATCAGCAACTTCTTCCGCGGACCAGATCTTCGTGATCGGATAGCACGGTGCTTGCGAACAGAGAACAACTGACATCACCTGCTGAATCCGCTTGGGTTTGTTAGGCCAATCGGCGTGTTTGTATGCAGCGAGCTGCCAGATCCAGCTTTCATACCAGTTGGGTTTAAGCTGACCCTTATTGTCCTCCTTAACGTCCTGCGTTTTGTA